CGCCCATGGTAAATTATCAGTAGGTAATTTTAATTTGTTTGTGGTGTGCCAACCAAATATTCTCACTTGGCATCTCCCCATCGCTAGTGGATCAACTCTATTTTCAAGTTCACCAACCCACCATATAAATCCATCTTTTCCCGCAAAATTTGTATTATTCATCATGTTTATTTAGAGTTCATATTGAACGAGTTGTTGAAGTTACAAGTTCATTATTTGTAGAATCAGTAGCTATTTCACAAAAAGTTTCATGTTTTTGTGGATTAATCATATGTCTTGTTGCAACAATTATATATTTACCAGAAACAGATTTATCATATTGTTCAGTAACATCATCATTGATTGCGAAAGATTTTGCATCAACATTCAAAACATAACCAGAAGTTATTGCGAAATTTCCAGGTAAAGTAATTGTCATTTTTCTTTGCGCTAAATTATTTAATATAGCTTTTCTTCTTGGAATATATTCGTGTGTATCATCAATCATTAAAGATTTGCTGGTATCATTTGAGTTTACATATTCCCAACTGCTTCTGTATTTTTGAAACGGATATAAATTAACTTTTGAAAAAGGCATTAAACCAGCATCTTTGCCTTCTCTGTTGTTTGAAATGTAAATTGAAGGATTATCATTCAAATGATTTCCTTTATAATGATTTCTCAAACCATAATCTTTTTCAACCAATGTCCGTGTTAAAATATCAAATCCAACAAATCTATTAGCATAAAAACCATTTCTTGTATTTTCTAAAATGTCAAATGATGTTGTCATACTATAATCTCTCACACCAAAAAATTCTGAAGTAATATCATCCGATAATATATTTTTAGGTAAAAAATTAACAGAAAAAATTGGAGGTATTGAAAATAATTTGTCTAAAGATACAAAATTAAATCCGTATTGATTTTCAAAAAATAAAAAATCAGCTGAACTGTTATTACTAACTGTTCTTTTTGCTAACCAATTCATCGCATCAATTGGTGATAATAAAGGAACTACTGCATTATGAATACCTTTTGTATTTTCAATAATTCCTATTTTATCTTTTGGTACTTTTAAATAATTTTTTAAAATAGAATTTGCAATATCAGAATAAATTCCAGTAAAAGATTGACTAATTTTTTGTTGAGCTGAATATATCATTTCTTCAGAAACAAAATGCAAAACATAAGATTCTGTCGATTGATTTGTATTTTTTCTATTTGTTTGTTTAAATATTCTAAAAGATTTTGTTAAATTAGTTAATTTGCCATCCGGTGCTTCATCACTTTTGGATATACTAATGTGCAAATATTCGGTACCGTCAAAAATTAATCTTTTAGATAATCCAACAGAATCATTAAGTAAAATATTACCAGACATACATGGTATTAATATACTATCAAAAATATTTAACTCTTCAAAAATTGAAGATATGTCTATAGGTTCTTTACTAAGTTTTGAATCAATCGCAAGTTTTTTTATAGTAAATTGCGTTGATTGTGTAAATTCAAGTTTTGCCATTATTTAATAACTCTTCTAAATTCAGATTCGACTGAAGATACAAATTCAGGTTTTAAAAGTTTAATTTTTCGTTTATCTTCATTTAATTCCATTTCATAGTCATAATACGATTGTGTGTCTTTTGAAACTGCAATGGTAATTATATGTCCGTCCGCTAATGTAACATTAGAAGAAGAAATGGCAACATTTGCATAAGTGTTTGCATCAACTTCTATTTTTTTCACAGTAATTGTATTTGTACTTATTGTAGTTCTAGTTTCAACTTTATAATATGCATGTGTATGTGATTTGGCCCAACTTGAACCAGATTGTCCAACATTTGCACTTGCACTATATTTGTTATTAATAAAAGAGATGAGTGTTCTGTAATCCATCGGCCAATCAAATTGTGGATCGGTAATATTATTAAACATTAAAACAATCCAATGTCTTTCTGGATCATCATAAAATTTACTGGCAATAATTTCTGGAGTATCACTATCTTGTATATCATATTCATAAGATACAGTTGTGTTTTTTTTAAAAGATCCTTCAAAAGAAAATCTTGAAATTAAATTTATATAAACACCTGCAGTTATACTATCAGATGTATAAAGTGTTTTTGGAAAATAATTAAAATATTTTGACATTTATGTGGCCGTTTTCATTGTTTATTCAGACGGTCGAGACCGCCGGAGTAATTAGCATCGGGGGTAAAACCATTTGTGCCATTTGGAAGAGATTTTTTCGTTCTAATTTCTGTTTCTTTAAATTGCATCGATAGACGAATTGCAACTGGCATTCCAGTTCCACCTTTTTCTGCTCCAGTTTTACCTAAAGTCTCATAAGCAGAAAATCCTTGAGGTGCATAGTCAACAGTTAACGATTCCATAACACATTGTGCTATAGTTGGAATATTTGGATTTTCTTTACCATTATAATAAAATTTAATACCAAATTCCGATGGCGGAATCATAAAAAATCCATTTTGACCAGGTGAAACTTCTGGTGCTTGATAAAATCTCAAAGTTTCAATTATTTTCTGAACTTCTTCACCTTCTTTGGTTGACCTAGGATAAAACATAAAATCAAATCTGAAAGTTCTAAAAGAAGGACTGCTATATATTAATTCCAACATTGGGTTTACAACAACGCCAGTAGCAGCACTAAAAAGTGTTTTTGCAAATCCACCACCTCTATTTGCAATAGCACCAAGAACAAATGGTGTAAGATTTTTTATAGCACCTGTACTATTTTCTCCGGTTACAAGGTCAACAACAGAACCACTAGATGCAGCTAAAGCCGTTAAAAGTTCACCACCAGATTGAACATCAGAATATGATTGATGGTCATCAAAAACAACAGTATCCGGCATGTAAAGAGATACTGTTGTTTTTATTTTATTTGTAGCTCTAAGTGATCCACCAGCTCTGCTAATGATACCCTGTGTGGCGGTTGTTGCTTCATTGTTAAAACTTTTTATTGATGCAGCGCTTTCTTTACCACCAAGATTACCTACTAATGTAGCGCCTTCATTTATTACACTACTAATTGCTCCAACAAATGCATTACCAAGATTGGCAGCTTGAGCCCTTGCAGCTCGAGATCCAGCATTATCAATAGACTTTATCTTTATGGGTTCACCTTTGTCATCTAGAGCAAAGTCAAAACCAGATGTGTATTGTGAGTTTTCTCTAGTAAAAATTGTAAATTGAATATAATGATTTTTATCAGAAGAACCTAAATCTGATGGGTATTTTAAATTATTAAGACCATATTTGCCACCAGTAAGTTTACTTAATGGTCCACCAATTATTGGTTGACCACCAGCCTGTGTGTTAATGTCTGAGAGAAAGCTTAATAGTCCGGCCATTTATTGTCCTGTAGGTTAACTAGATATATTTATCATACATATGGAGACTATTTATGTCATATAAAGGGTGGTTTACACCAAAACATCGAAACAAATATAAAGGCGACTCTGAGAATGTCGTTTACCGTTCCTCATGGGAACTGAGGGTGATGAAATGGTTAGATGAGAATCCAAGTGTTATTTGGTGGGCATCTGAAGAGCTCATTATCAGATATAAGTCACCTATCGACCAAAAAATACACAGATACTTTCCGGATTTTATTGTCAGATTGAAACAAAAGAACGGCACAGAATCTACTGTTGTCATTGAGATAAAACCACAAAAACAGACAGTAAAACCTGAACAGAAAAGAAAAACAAAACGATACTTACAAGAAGCGGCAACTTATGCAGTCAATCAAGAAAAGTGGCGGGCTGCAGACTTATTTTGTAAGGAACATGGTTGGCAATTCAAAGTGCTGACTGAAAAAGACATAGGCATTTGAGATAAATAGATAATGGCAAAACTAATCGACAGAATTAAACAATCTCTTGCAAAAGAAGGTTATGCAACTGGCACAAATAATGCAAGAAACTGGCTTCGTGCCAAAGTGAAAGATTTGTCTCCAACATCAAGAGCATTAATGGCAGACAGAGACAGACTTAAAGGCAAGTCAACAATTGGTAAAATGTACTTTTACTTTTACGACCCAAAAACAAAAGATTCATTACCTTACTATGATAGATTTCCACTTGTGATTCCTATTGAGTCTTATCCAGATG